AATCCTCATAGGATGTTTCATAAAATTTATTATAAAGATACTCCTCATCAATTGTTTGATGCCACTCCCTATGCAGGTAAGATTCTAAAAGTCATAGTAGAGAAAAGAAGTAAACCAAAAGAGTTTGAAAAGTTCTTAGACAAACTTAACTCGGTATGTCCAGAAGATTTAAAAGTTATTGAAAGTGTAGACTGGAATCATGGTTATGTTCATGGAGAACAGTTTGATGCAGAGAATGAAGAAAATACTATCACTTTGTTAAATAGGTTTATAGAAGAAGCAGAGGTCGATCTTGACAAAGGTAGAGTTAAAGAACTTATCGGGGGACTATACAACAAAGCATGTGAGGTTGACTAATGTGGTTACTCACTGAAGAGGGTCGTCGTGAGGGTGCTTACGCAGTGAAAGATGCTGCAGGTGAGAAGGTCTTGTATATGTTTGAAGAGGAAGATGATGCAATTAGATATGCAGAGATGATGGAGGATGACAGGTCTAAAGACATGGATATTATAGAAGTTGACGAAGAGGTTGCAATAAAAGCGTGTGAGGTGTATAATTATAAGTATAGTATTATCACAAAAAACGACTTCGTAATACCTCCAAAAAAGGATGATTCGGTTCAAAAAAATTAAGTGGAAAAACTTCTTATCTACTGGTGACCAGTGGACAGAAGTAAAATTAGATGATGATGGAACCACACTCATTGTAGGAGCAAACGGTGCAGGTAAATCTACTGTACTAGATGCTATATGTTTTGTGCTGTTTAATAAACCATACAGAAAAATTACAAAGTCTCAGTTAGTCAATACAACTAATGAGAAAGGAACAGAGACAGAGATAGAATTTGAGATTGGTTCAAAACAATATCTTGTTCGTCGTGGTATCAAGCCGAACATTTTTGATATTGAGATAGATGGCAATATGCGTAACAAAGAAGCAGATGATAGAGTCAATCAAAAGGTTCTGGAAGAACAGATACTAAAATTAAATTTCAAATCATTTACACAGATTGTTATTCTAGGTAGTAGTAACTTCATACCATTCATGCAACTCAACGGTCCTAACCGTAGAGAGGTCATAGAAGACCTTCTAGACATCAAAATATTCTCTGCTATGAATAACATAGTAAGAGACAAACTAAGGGTAGTCAAGGACTCTGTGAGGACTTTAGAGTTAAAGAAAGATAACTTGAATGATAAAGTATCAATGCAAGAAGAGTTTATAGAAGAACTAGACAAGAGAGGTAAAGAGACAATACACGAGAAAGAAGAAAAACTTAATATTATTGCGTTAGATGTAGACAAATTGTTAAAGAAAAATGAAAATCTTAACACTAGTATGGTTAGCATTCAAAGACAATTAGAAACTGTATCAGATGCGTCAAAGCGACTGCAACAACTAGGTTCTTTGAAACAAAAGATAAACAATAAAGTATCCAGAATTACTAAAGAAGAGAGGTTCTTCAGTGAGCATAAAACATGTCCTACATGTGATCAGCACATTGAAGAATCATTTCGGTTAAATAGAATTAAAGACGCTCAATCTAAGGCACAGGAACTCAACGAAGGTTATCAGAAACTGGAGGAGTCAATACNAAAAGAAGGACAACGAGAGCGTCAATCCCAACAACTCACAAAGGAGATCGCAAACTTAACTTATGACATTTCTCAAAACAATACTAGAATTTCTAGTTTACAACAACAAACAGGAGATCTACAACAGGAAATTCAAACTGTTACCAGTAAGTTACAAAATAGAAATTCTGAACATGAGGAATTAGGAAAGTTTAAAGGGGAACTAGACATTGTATTCGATAAACTTGCTACAGAAAAAGAGGAAATAAACTACAACAACTTTGCATACTCTCTATTACAAGATGGAGGAGTAAAGGCAAAGATCATAAAAAAATATCTTCCCTTGATTAATGAGCAAGTAAATCGTTATTTACAGATGATGGATTTTTATATCAACTTCCATCTAGACGAAGAGTTTAACGAAACGATTCAAAATCCAATACATGATAAGTTCTCCTATTCTTCATTCTCCGAAGGAGAAAAAATGCGTATAGACTTATCACTCTTATTCACATGGAGAGAAGTCGCAAGATTTAAAAACTCTGCAAACACAAACCTATTAATATTAGACGAAGTATTTGATTCATCACTAGATGGATTTGGAACAGATGAGTTTATAAAAATTATAAAGTATGTCGTAAAAGATGCTAATGTATTTGTGATATCACATAAGACAGATATGTTAGATAAGTTTAGTACAGTAATAGAATTTACAAAGAAAGGTGGATTCTCTTACTCTACTAAGAACTCTGCTGACGCATAGTGTGCCAATAATATTAGTGTCCATTTTGACCTTTGGATGGGTATGTAGTCCATTATAATAAGTACATACCAAACAAACAAACAAAATGAAAGGAGTTCAATTATCACCATGCATCGACTATCTCTCAATGGAAGATGATCAAGGTGCTGTAGGTGTGTTAGTATTTCGTGGTACTATGCATCAACCTGCTATGGTTGCATCAGTAGAATGCCAAGAAGATTTTAAATCTGCATACAACGAATTCAAAACTTATGAAGACTATGCCTAATTCAAAAACAGAAGTTATCCTAGAAAGATATCCATACCGTTTTGTCCAGAAGGGTATGTTAGAAATCAATGGCGAACCAGACTATCGCATACAAAAGTTCAATGATATCCAGAAGAGATATTATGACATGTATTACCTTGATAGTTCTATACAGTTAGACTGTGCTATTGAAGATCCTGAGTATGTCAAATGGTTAGACCCAGATCCAGAAGTTGCTGCTTATCCTAATCAAGGTGATGTAGTTGTGTCTCCTTATGGTTGGCATTCATGACAAACTCTTGGAGTTTATTAGCACATCATCTTGAAGGAACTATGGACGAAGCATTCCCAATTAAAACTCAGTTCAAATACAATGAAGATGAGATCTTAGACAGTATCAAAGAGTATATTGGAAAAACATATTCCAAACATTACTCTAATAAAATACAAACTTTAGATCTCATTGATTCTGTTGGTGATGCATCTGCATTCTGTAGAAGCAACATACTAAAGTATGCTTCAAGATATGACAAGAAAGGCACACCAAAGCTTGACATTCAGAAGATAATACACTATGCTGTATTATTATACCACTTTGAAGGATTAGACAACGATGGATATGAAACTATCTGAAAAAACTATCGACCTGCTAGAGAATTTCTCTTCAATCAACCAATCTATCTTAGTAAAGAAAGGTTCTAAACTTCGCACTATTAGTGTGATGAAAAACATACTTGCTGAGGCAGATGTTGATGAGAACTTTGAGAGAGATTTTGGTATCTATGATTTACCACAATTCTTAAATGGTGTAAGTCTCATGAGAGATCCAGACTTGGATTTAAAGAATGAAACTTACATGATTATTAGAGAAGGTATGTCAACCAAAGTTAAATTTGCGTTTGCAGATCCAGAAGTTATCATCGCACCTCCAGAGAAACCAATTACTCTACCATCATCTGATGTATCCTTCCAGATTGACAGTGATCAATTAAGTAAATTAATTAAAGCATCTGCTGTTTATCAGTTACCAGATCTATCAGTCATAGGTGATGGAACGACCTGTACTATATTAGTATCTGATCGTAAGAATGATAACTCTAATGAGTATTCTCTAACTGTTGGTGAGACAGACAAATCATTTGAATTTAATTTCAAAATAGAAAACATTAAACTGATACCAGGTTCATACAATGTAGAAATTTCTAGACAACTACTTGCTAAATTTACAAATAGCAATTATAATCTAGACTACTACATCGCACTAGAACCAGATTCACAATACGAGTAATGTTTAAACAAACAAGTGATGAACCTTATGACAGGCATCATTACAAAATAGTTTCTAAACATTATGCTACTTTTATTGTAAAATCTTGGGACGAAGTTCAAGAGTGGTGGTGGAATCACTGTAATATGATTAACTTTGATGCAGTGGTAGAAGTCCTAGACAAACCAAAACCAAAATCTAAAGGATTTAACTAATGAAGGAATTTGATTATGACCTCGATTATAAAGGACTTGACTTTACAGACGAGGAAACTCGTAAACTATATCGTATCGGAAGAGGGGAGCAAGGGGTTCTATTGGTTCGCCCTTATACTGACGATATATGTGCTCATTGGAGATTTAAGACACCACAGATTGCAGTAGAATCATCTAATCATATCTACGGTATGTACCTTGATTATAGAGATGCTAAAGACTTTATAGGTATGGATATGTGTCGTAAGTTTTTAGAGATGGGTTTTACTAGATCAAGAAGATATGCTAACCACAGAGATGGTAAAAAGTATAAGAATGGTGAAGTCTTACCACAAGAACCNGATCATGCTACATGTGACTTTGCAAAATCTGCAACAATATTTAAACATGTAAGAGACATAGTTGCAAAGAATACTGACTATGTTAAAATGAGAAAAGAGTGGAGATCTAATGAATGAATATTTTTGTGACTTGCCCAGACCCAGTAGAATGTGCTCAGGTATTACCTGACAAACACATCGTCAAGATGCCTCTAGAAACATGTCAAATGTTATCTATTGTAGCATCTGATAAATGGGGTCATGGTTTTGGTACACTACCCAAACTAAACGGTGAACCATACAAGACAGAGAAAGGTGCATTTCGTAATCATCCCTGTACAGTATGGGCACAAAGGCATTTCTATTGGTTGCTAAGACATGGACTTGCCCTGTGTGCTGAGTATACACACAGATATAATAAGACACACAGTTGTCAATATACTCTGGATGCTGCTTTGCAGATCTTTCCTAAAGATTCATATGAACCTTATTGGGCATACGAATTTGTAAGAGCAATGACCGATGAGTTTAAACATGACACAAGCATTAACACTTTTGATGCTTACAAAAATTACATTAGCAGCAAACCTTGGGTTACATCTAATTATCTTCGTGACCCATCCAGAAAACCGAATTGGGTATTATGATTAATTTACTAGCAGCATGTCCACCAGTATACACATTACCTGGTACTTGGAGTGATCCAGAAAAGATTGCTAAATGTACTGAAACCATGATACCCCATGGTAGTTTTAGTGGACTCTCGCCATCTGGACAATTTGCTGCTATAATAGGTATTACATTAATGGTCTTAGTTGGTATAGGAGTGTATCAAGCATTCTTTGACAATGATAACCTAACTGATCCTTGGGACGAACACGATGACTAAACTGGTAAGATTTTTAACAATTTTATCAGCAACCGTCTGTTTCTTCCAAGCAATTTCTTTATATTATGAAATCAGACTTTCTTTGGGTTGAGAAGTATCGACCTAAAACTATTGAACATTGTATTCTCCCTGAGAGTATCAAACAAACATTCAAAGACTTTTTAAAACGAGGGAGAGATTCCNAANCTTCTNTTAACAGGTCCTGCAGGTGTTGGTAAAACTACAGTTGCAAAAGCATTGTGTGAACAATTAGGTTGTGATTATATTTTAATCAATGGGTCTGATGAAGGTAGATTTCTTGACACAGTAAGAGGACAGGCAAAGAACTTTGCTTCTACTATGTCATTACTACCAACAACAAAACATAAAGTAATTATTATTGACGAGGCAGATAATACAACACATGATGTACAGTTATTATTGAGAAGTAATATAGAAGCATTCCATAAGAACTGTAGATTTATTTTTACATGTAACTATAAGAACAAAATTATTGAACCATTACATTCAAGATGTTCTGTAGTTGAGTTCTCAATCAAAGGTAAACAGAAAGCAGAGATTCAAGTAGCATTCTTCCAGAGAGTTGTAGGAATACTTACAGCAGAGAATATTGACTTTGATAAGAAAGTTCTCTTACAATTAATCAACAAACATTTTCCAGATTGGAGAAGAGTATTAAATGAGTTGCAAAGATATTCTGTTTCTGGTAAAATAGATACTGCGATACTAGCAGAATTTACTGATGCAAGAGTTGATGATTTGATTAGAACTCTTAAAGCAAAAGACTTTCCTGCAGTTAGAAAATGGGTGGTGTCGAACTTGGACAATGACCCATCTGTTTTATTGCGTAAAGTCTATGATGCTATGTACAGTAACTTAGATGGTCCTAGTATCGCTGCTGCGGTATTGATTATCGCAAAGTATCAATACCAGATAGCATTTGTTGCTGACCAAGAGATCAATCTCTTAGCAGCACTAACAGAAATAATGGTGGAGTGTGAATTCAAATGATTGATTTATGGGGAAACAAAGTAAGTGAATCTTTGTGGGTTATAGAAGGTGAATATTGTGAGAGAGGAATAGGAAACAACTTCTTTCATGCAACGATTGTTGAGGAAGGTCATCCAGATGCAGTAGAATATAAACCTTTAATGAAATTTGGTGTGAAGTGGCCAGACTATTATGTTTGTGCTGAAGGTAAATATTTAAGTATGAAGTTTGGTAGAACTACACAATTTCCTAGAATATCAGATTACACTAAAAAACAATACTATAGTAAAAGTGCTCCAAATTATATGCATGCTCTTAAATTTAGTATGTCTCAACCACATGCTGTTGCAGAACAACTTATGCCAGGATTTACTTTTACATCCCAATCAAATAGTCAGCAAGGTAAGTTAAAGAAAAATGTTAATATAGGTGTATCATATCATAAAGGAGTAAAGGAAACTTTTCATCCATTAGATGATGGATACTATAGTGAACTAGGTATATCTAAAGAAGAATGGGAAGCAGCACCAACAATGGCAAAGTTAATTAAAGAGATGGTATTTGTAGATCATATAGATACCAACACTAACAACAACAATATAACTAATCTTAGATATACTACTCCAAGAGGAAACAATCCTTGGTTGAAATACCAAGAGGGTATTACTCATGTAAAACCCAATTCACCATATGACGATGGTAAAAAATACAAGAGGTTAGATTCATGAAAGCATTAAAAACACCACTAAGATATCCTGGCGGTAAGTCTCGTGCCTGTACAAAACTAGCAACAGTTTTTCCAGACCTAAGTAAATTCAAAGAATATAGAGAACCATTTCTAGGAGGTGGTTCTGTTGCACTATATGTCACTAAGATGTATCCTCATCTCAATGTATGGGTAAATGATTTATATGTACCTTTAATTAATTTCTGGAAAGAATTACAGCATGATGGTCAAGGATTACAGGACTTACTCTGGTCAACAAAAAACCTGTATCCAGATAGAGATACTGCTAAAGAATTATTCATTCAATCAAAGGAAGATTTAAACGATGAAAAATTGTCGAATCAAAAAAG